TAATGTTACAAAAATTATTGTTAATGAAAGTGAAGGCAAAAAGCCCGAACAATACATTATGCGTAACGTTAACATAAGTTTTGAAAATCTTTCAGCAACTCCAGTTAACACTGTTAATAGCTTTGGCCCAGGCGCTGGTTTACCTGGAAATGCCCCAATTGACAGCAGATATCCCAGCGCAACAACCTCTCCAGTAGCGTCCAGTCGTTTCATGAAAGAGTCAAATGAAATGGCTATTAACGCTGAACATGTTGTGCATTTGAGTTTGAGTGAAGGGCTTGACCAGAACTATCCATTCGGAAATAGTTTGCTTGAAACTGTTTTTAAAGTTTATAAACAAAAAGAATTGTTGGAAGACGCAATTATCATCTATCGTGTACAACGTGCGCCAGAACGCCGCGTGTTCTATATCGACGTTGGTAACATGCCCAGCCACCTTGCAATGCAATTTGTTGAAAGAGTTAAGACTGAAATACACCAAAGACGTATTCCAAGTAAAACTGGTGGCGGTACAAACGTAATTGATAGTACGTATAACCCATTGAGTATCAACGAAGATTACTTCTTCCCACAAACTGCTGAAGGACGCGGAAGCAAAGTTGAAACACTGCCAGGCGGTACTAATTTAGGAGAAATTGATGACCTACGATACTTCACTAACAAGTTGGTACGCGGCCTACGTATCCCAAGTTCGTACCTTCCAACTGGCGCTGATGACAGTGCAAGTTCATACAATGATGGCCGTGTTGGCACCGCATACATTCAAGAACTACGGTTTAACAAATATTGTGAACGTCTGCAAAGCCTAATAACAAACGTGTTTAGTTTAGAGTTCAAACTATTCCTAGAGAAAAAAGGTGTAAACCTAGACTTTAGTATGTTTGATCTTAAAATGAGTCCTCCGCAAAACTTTGCGAGTTACAGACAAGCTGAACTCGATAACAACCGTATTGGTACATTTAGTCAGATGTCAGCAATTCCGTATATCAGTAACAGATTTGCTCTCAAGAGATTCCTTGGTCTTAGTGAAGAAGAGATGGCTGAAAACGAACGTCTATGGCAAGAAGAAAACAGCGATATGGCCAACTCTGCAATGGGCGACAGTGGTGCTCAAATGAGAGATGCTGGCATTAGTGGTAGCGATTTAAGCAGTGATTTGGGTAACATAGAAGACGAAGTTAACCCAGAGGATATGCCAGGTGCTGAAGGCGCAGCAGGAGCAGGAGCGGCGACCGCTCCAACCCCTGGCGCCACTGATACCGGGTTTTAATGATAAATAATATTATGCAGTTACGTGAAATATATTACTTAGATAAAGAAACAATGAAACCATCAGACGATGAGCGTTATGATCCAGAGTCTGATGAGTCCGTTCTTGACCTTAATGATACTAGAAAAACTAGATTAACCCTGCGTGATATAAATCGTGCAAGACGTGCTGACGATATGCATACTAAAGAAAAGCAAAAAGACCTCTTGCAAGTACAATCAATGTACGGAATTGCAGCACAGCAGCCAGCAGAACCAGGATTATAATTTGTCAATAGCCTTTGTTTTAGGTAACGGCACCAGTCGCTCAGATATAGACTTGAATAAATTAAAAAATTACGGAAAAGTGTACGGTTGCAATGCACTGTATAGAGAATTTACTCCTGACTACTTAATTGCAGTGGATTCTAAAATGGTTTTAGAAATAGTTGACACAAATTACCATTACAAAAATTCAGTGTGGAGCAATCCAAATCCAACAACTAATAAAATTCCTGGATTAAACTTAATGAACCCCAATTTGGGGTGGAGTAGCGGCCCAACTGCGTTGCATCTGGCCAGCACACATGGGCACGATGAAATATACATTTTGGGATTTGATTACGTTGGGTTGGGTGAATCTGCAGAGTTGGTAAACAATTTGTATGCTGATACAAATAATTACAAAAAATCAAATGAACGAGCAACCTACTACGGAAATTGGCTACGGCAAACTGCCACTTGTGTAAATCAAAATCAAAAGGTTAAATACTATAGGATCACTAATAATAGTGAATTTTTACCAAGGGAGTTAACTCAACTACAGAACCTTTTTCATATGGAAAAAGAAAAATTCTTGGAAATTTTTAAATAAAAAACTATTTATCCCAAAAATGCCCATTTTCAGGGCATTATAAACACTTTTTATAAATATTGTGTAAATAAAATTGACAGCCTTGACATAGGAGAACAACATGACTGATCGTAGTAAATTTGAAGAAATGCTGGAGCGTTTGGTTAACGAAGACCGCGCCGGAGCAGAAGAACTATTCCATGAAATCGTGGTGGAAGCATCACGTGAAATTTATCAAAGCATTCTCGAAAGCGAAGACGAAGAGGATGAAGAACTAGAAGAAGAATCAGATGAAGAAGATGATGAAGATCTAGACGAAGAATCAGAAGAAGATGATGAAGAAGAACTAGACGAAATGTTTGGTTTGGACGAATTTGCACCAGGCGACGGCAGCGATGCAGCAATGGGCATGGGCGGCGACGCTGCTGATGACATGCTAGGCGACGTTGGCGATGACGACGGTATGGACGACCTCGAAGGCGACGACGACATGGGTGGCGAAGAAGGCCTAAGTGACCGTGTTGACGACTTGGAAGACGCTTTGGAAAAACTAACTGCTGAGTTTGATCGCTTGCTTGCTGATGAAGAAGGCGAAGGCGAACATAACGACGGCGAAGGTGATCCAGACTTTGGTGATGACGAAGAAGGTGATGACGAAGAAGACGATATGGACTTCGGAGACGCTGAAGACGACACTGAAGAAAAAGAGCAATTTGCTTTCGAAGCTAAAAAAGCTGATGCAAAAATGAAAGCAGATGCTGCAAAGAAAAAAGCAGACGCTGCAAAGAAAAAGACTGCTGGTGAAGAAATGCGTGAATACGTAGAAAAGATCGGCGGCGACCGTTATAATGCTTATGGTAAAATGGGCGACAACGGTGCAAACACCAAGTCACTAGTTGCTGGTAAGAACGATATGGGCGGCACAACTGCAAATATTCTAGCATCAAAGAATGGTGAAAAAGGTGTTGAAGCAAACAAAGGCCAACTAAAAGGCAATGGTGTTTTCAAGGGTACTCCAAAAGATATGAACACTAAGAACGTTAACGTTCCAGGTTCAAAGACAGCAACTAAGCTAAGTGCAGTTGCAAAGGGCCACGGCGCTGAGAAAAAAGGCGCAGGTGAGACTGCTGATAAAGGCGCGGGCAGCATGTTAAATGGTGCTCCTAAAAGAGCGAAATAAGGCAGAAAAAGGGATCGGACGATGAACTACTTACGAGAGACACTCAGTTATGACCAGGCTAGGATAGTTGTCGAATCCGTTGATGAGGGAAAGAACCTTTATATGAAGGGGATTTGTATTCAAGGCGGCGTTCGTAATGCTAACCAGCGTGTTTATCCTGTAAGCGAAATTGGCAGGGCTGTCAACTCTCTCAACGAACAGGTAGCCGGCGGTTATTCAGTTCTCGGAGAAGTAGATCATCCGGAAGGTCTAAACATTAACTTAGACCGTGTGAGTCATATGATTACAGAAATGTGGATGGATGGCCCTAACGGTTATGGTAAGTTGAAAATACTCCCTACCCCGATGGGAAATTTAGTTAAAACAATGCTGGAAAGCGGAGTTAAACTAGGAGTCTCCTCTCGGGGTAGCGGAAACGTTTCCGAAGATGGCAGTGGTAATGTAAGCGATTTCGAAATTATTACAGTAGACGTTGTTGCACAACCCAGTGCCCCTGGCGCCTACCCCACTCCTGTTTACGAACAGATAATGAATATGAGAGGCGGATATCGAGCAATTAACGTTGCAAGAGAAGTTCAAGGCGACCCTAAGGCACAGAAGTACTTAAAAGAGAGCTTATTAAAAATAATAAGCGGTCTCCAATAACGAGGAGAAAGAAAATGTTGGATGCACTAAAATCACTATTTGAAAGCAACGTGATTTCCGAGCAAATGCGCAGTGATATCGCTGAGGCGTGGGATGTCAAGGTTAAAGAAAACCGTTTGGCAGCTACCACTGAACTCAGAGAAGAGTTTGCGAAAAAATACGCGCATGACAAGCAAGTTATGGCAGAATCAATAGCAGTAATGCTTGAAGACCGCCTAGCTGCTGAGATTGCAGAATTCCATGAAGACCGTAAGCAACTAGCGGAAGCAAAAGCAAGATTTGCGATTGCAATGCGTGAAAACTCAAGTCTAATGAATTCATTCGTAATGAAAACTCTAAAGAACGAAATCGCTGAACTACATGAAGATCAAAAGGGAATGGCTGACAAGTTCGGCATACTCCAAGACTTCATCGTTGAGCAACTTGCAAAAGAAATTGCTGAGTTCCAAGAAGACAAAGCTGATTTATCCGAAACTAAAGTTCGGTTAATTCGTGAAGCTAAATCACATCTTGCTCGAGTTAAAGAGCAATTTATCAAACGCAGTGTTGCACTAGTTGCAGAAACTGTTGAAAAAGGCTTGAAAACTGAAATCCGTCAATTGAAGGAAGACATTGATCAAGCACGTAAAAACGACTTCGGTCGTAAGCTATTCGAATCATTTGCAGCTGAATACATGAACAGCCATTTGAATGAGAAAAGTGAAACTGCAAAGCTAGTAAAAGTTATCGGTGTTAAAGACCGTCAACTTTCAGAAGCAAAAGCAATTGCTGTTAAGGCGAAGAGAATTGTTGAGTCAAAAGATGCTGAAGTAAAGCGTCTAAAGGAATCAGCAAGCCGCCAGAAAACACTAAACGAACTTTTGTCTCCGTTGGCTCGGGAACAAAAAGAAATAATGACAGACTTACTGGAATCAGTTCAAACAGATAGACTACGTTCTTCTTTTGAAAAGTACCTACCGGCAGTTATTGATGGTAAATCTCCAGCAAAGCACAAGGCAAAGTTAACCGAAGGCAAAGAAGTTACAGGCAACCGGGTTACACCCACAAACACAACTACTGACAACAACGTAATAGACCTAAAGCGTCTAGCAGGATTAAACTAAGGAGATATGATATGTCAGAACTATTAGAAAGTCGCTGGCAGGAGACAAAAACCGCCCTTCTTGAAGGCCTAGGTGGCAACAAGAAAGCAGTCATGGCAACTACTTTGGAAAATACCCGTCGGTATCTTTCAGAAAGTGCAACTGCAGGCGCAACTTCTGCTGGTAACATTGCAACACTAAACCGCGTGATCCTTCCAGTGATCCGTCGTGTTATGCCAACTGTTATCGCAAACGAACTAGTCGGCGTACAGCCAATGACTGGCCCAATTGCTCAAGTACACACTCTACGTGTACGTTATGCAGACGGTATGTCAAGCACTGGCACCGGAGTTACTGCTGGTGAAGAAGCACTAAGCCCATTCAAGATTGCTGAAGGTTATTCAGGTGCAGGCAATGCATCAACTTATAACTCAGCGGGTCCAAACGCAACTGCTAACCTCGAAGGTCAAGCTGGTAAGCGTATGAGCATCCAAATCTTGAAGCAAACCGTTGAAGCTAAATCACGTAAGCTCAGCGCTCGCTGGACATTTGAAGCTGCTCAAGACGCACAAGCCCAACACGGCATTGACGTTGAAGCAGAAATCATGGCAGCACTTGCACAAGAAATCACTGCTGAAATTGACCAGGAAATTCTTGGTAGCCTCTCCAGCCTAGCTGGTACTGCTGCTGAGACTTATGACCAAAGTTCAGTTTCAGGTACTGCTACTTTTGTTGGTGACGAACACGCTGCATTGGCTGTTCAAATCAACAAAGTTTCAAACTTGATTGCACAGCGTACTCGCCGTGGTGCTGGTAACTGGGCTGTTGTTTCACCAACTGCTCTAACCATCCTACAGAGTGCTACTACTAGTGCGTTCGCTCGTACTACTGAAGGAACTTTTGAAGCACCAACTAACACCAAGTTTGTTGGTACACTAAACAACGCTATGAAAGTATATGTTAACACATATGCAACTAGCGATGACGTTCTTATCGGTTACAAAGGTACTAGCGAATCAGACGCAGCAGCGTTCTACTGCCCATACATTCCATTGATGAGCAGCGGCGTTGTTCTTGACCCATCAACATTCGAACCAGTCGTGAGCTTCATGACTCGTTATGGTTATGTTGAACTAACAAACACTGCGTCATCACTTGGTAACGCAGCTGACTACCTAGGCAAAGTTGCAATCACTACTGCACACCTAAGCTTCAGCTAATAACTGAAAAATACCAAAGAATAGGCCCTACGGGGCCTATTTTTTTCTTGACTGTTTTGTCGCGTGTGTTATATTGTGTATAAGTTAAACAAACACACGGGGATATAGGCAATGAAAATTACACTACGCAAGGCTAACGCACTACAAACAGCAATCAACGATGCAATCGCTGCACTTGATTTGAGCACTGACGTTCGTATTAACGAATTTGAAAACCCTTCTGAAAAGATGGACAGCGCAGTTGTTAGACTTGAGCAGAATTTGTCTCGTAGAAGTGACCTTTTGGATGCACTTTACGAAGTGCGCAACTTGGTTGCTGCGGCTAACAGCGCAAGCGGTATTAACACCCTGCTAGGCAATGCTGCACGTCTTGACAAAGACTTGTCGTTTAACGCTCGTTTGGCAAAACTTGAGCCTGCACTGAAAGCTGATGTTATCAGCGGAAAACTTGCAAAAATCAAAACCCGTACTGACGACTATTACGGTCGCGAGGACATGGTGATGACTACTGTGCTTGACAGTGCAAAACTGGATGCCTTTAAAGCGCGGGCAACTTCGCTTAAGAAGGAAAAGGTCGCAGTTCAAGATAAACTTCTTGAACTAAACGTCCGCACTGAGATCGAAATTGGTGCTGGCACTGTGGCAATTCTTGAAAAAGAAAACATCCTTTAATATTTGGTAGTAGAGCCACTGCGCGAGCAGTGGCAAACTACCCGGCTGTGGTGAAGAATAGAGGTTAGGTTTTACTGAGAGCGATCTCGGGTCATAAATGATGCATTTAGCGCATATTTTATTTGCATGTTCCGGAATATTAATACTCTTGATTGGGTTTGTCATTTGCTTTCCGGATATACGCAGATCATTGTAGTTTGTGTTTTGTAAATTGTGCGTTGCATTTTGTCCAACCTGATACTCGCTTCACCCGCCGTCACTAATATAGGTTTAATATGAAAACTAAACCCTGGGAATCAAGTGTTCCACAACTACGCAAAGTTCAGCATCGCAAAAAACTTTTTAGACGATGGAAAATAATAAACGACACTCGAACATATACACATTGGACGGTAGTTGGTCTTAAATGGCTAACTCCAAAAGAAGTAACATTTTACGCTCTTTTGGATGGTGTTAAATTAGAAGAAGTAATTGATGCAGACACGTTAAATTATGCAAAGGGCTATATTCCACTTGACTCAGCTGAGTGGACAATGCATAAGTAACGTATGCAAAGACATATACACATCCTAGAAGAACACAGATTGAGCCTAATACTTTGGCGTAGAAATCACCCAGGGTATGCTACTCAAATACTTAAAATACAAAAAACACTTGATAAAATGTCACAGCAATGTGCATTTTTGCTCAGGCAACATGAGATATCCAAAAAACAAATACATATGGATAAAGCAGATGCGATATTAGAAGAAGCAACTGCGCTTATGAAAAAACTTAAAAATTATGAACTACTAGCAACGCTGTCAGGAAACTGACAGCGTTTTTCGCGTACATTATTATTCTCATCAATTGATAAATACTATGTCATATGATGTCCAGGTAATCTGGACTTACGCTGTGCCCACGGTGTATGACCTAGAACGTCAAGGAGAAAATAATGGGACGCCCACTTAGAAAAGATGTAAATGGTGTTGATGTAATCGGCACATTTGCTAGTAATACTGGAATTCGTGTAGAATTCTATAACGGAGCATTGCGCACCGATGGAGTAATCCTAAAGCAGCGTGGCTCAAAGACTTTCCGTGTTTGCCGTGTTGGTAGCATTGGTACAACTTCAGCTTATGCAACTTGTGTACTAAAAAATGGAACACCAAGTGCAACTGGTGAAATGAGACTATGGGGTTACGTTGGATCAAACAGCGGATCATCAGTAAATCTTAAAAAAATAACTAAAAGAGTAGCAACTGATTTTAATGGTGTTCGCTATAAGTGGCACTTGGAAAATGATTCTTCCAACGATTACATAGTCCTAACTGCTATATAATAAACGGGAAATTTAAATGTCTAAAATTCAAACATACGGTACAGATGACTACAGACTAATAATCAATCCAGGCGGAAAGATTACGCTTGATGTTGGAAGTACTGGGGCTGTTGAAATAGTAGGTAACCTAACAGTTGGTGGTGAATTAACATCCATCAACTCTACAAATTTGGACATTGAAGATAACATAATAACACTAAACAAGGGAGAAACCGGCTACGGGGTCTCCCTTGTTACTTCTGGTATAAGCATTGACAGAGGGTCATTGCCATATGCACAAATGCTATTTGACGAGAGCATTAATTGGTTGGATTCTCAAACGTACACCCAAGTTGGTGGAGCATTCACATTTACAAATACCGACGGTAATCTAGTAGGTGTTGTGACAAACAGTATCTCTACAACATATGATAGTGACTTGGTATTGTTGGGTGCTGGACTAGGCACTGTAACTGTTGCTGGAACTATTAATTATGAAAAACAACTATTCTTGTATACTGGTCAAAATATTTCATATAATTCAGGAACACTTGATCACTTAGCAGTTCCGTTAGATGTCGACGCACTAGTCAACGTCCAAGGTATGCAAGACTATGTTAGATCCTATAACCTATACAATTGGCAAGACAGAATTGTATCCCCAACTCCAACTGGTGATAGCGGCGTTAGGGTTTACTCAACATTAGCCGGTGATCCTGCATCAAGAGTATCAGTTTCATTAAACGACTTGGAAGTTTTTAGCTTCGAGGGAACTGAGGCCGTTGCTAAGACACACCTAACTACAACATTAACTGATTTTAATTTAATAAACACAAATGCAAGCACTGTGAATGCATTTGGTGAAGCAACTACTATTAACATGGGTGCTACTTCTGGTATCACGTTAATAAGAAACGAATTGAACGTAACTGGCAACTTACAAGTGTTGCCAGGCAGTTCAATTACCAACACACTATTTGATAGTGGAACTGTGCAAAACAGTTTAATAATGCTTAAAAATACAGATTTGGAATTCTTCATTCCAACAGCAGTTGACGTAGAGCTCGCAGAGCTGTATGTAAACACAACTGATGGTAAAATATATTTTAAAAGATTTAAAAATAGCTTATCAACTATAAGAGAAATTGGTCTTGCTGACCGCGTTGCAGACGTTTATTATGTTTCAGACAAGAGCGGTGATGACACGAACGATGGTACAACTCTTTCAGAGCCATTTAAAACTATTGATGCTGCATTACAGACAATACAAAACATTCGTGCTGGTCAATTGCAATCAGAATTTGCAACTATAACAGTATATGTTAAAGCTGGGAAGTATACTATCAACAATCCACTACGGTTGCCTCCAAGAGTTGCTATAGTTGGTGACAATTTAAGAACTGTTACCATTAGACCGCAAAACTTAAAAGAAGACATGTTCTGGGTTTACAATGGTTCTATGATAACACATGTTACTTTCAAGGATCATTTGGCACCAGGTGCAGTTGTTGCGTTCCCACCAGATGGCAGCGCAGGTTTCATAACACAGTCACCATATGTACAAAACTGCACAAGCATAACCACTACTGGTACTGGTATGCGTGTAGATGGTGCCCATGCAAAGGGACTTATGTCAATGGTATGTGACGCCTTTACACAATACAACCAAGGCGGTATTGGTGTGCATATGTTGAACAGAGGCAACACTCAACTTGTTAGTATCTTTACAATTTGTTGTGAAGTTGCATTCTTGTGTGAAAGCGGTGGTTTCTGCTCTATAACAAACAGCAACAGTACATTTGGAAACTATGGTCTAAAAGCAGACGGTGTGAGTACAGCATTGTATTCAGGTAGAGTTTCAGACCAGCCACAAACTAACCAATTCTTAATTGATAGACTTGTTGGAAAACCAAACATAGGCGATGCAGTAAAGTTTTACGGTGATGCAAATTACTACACTGTTAGAAGTGTTGGCGATTTAAATGTGCAGACCGATGCTATAGAAACTCAATACTTTGCAGAAGAACCAATAGAATACACTGATGATAGAGATTACATCCTATCACAAGTACCGTTCTTGAGAACTGAAGCAATAATGCACATTCAGAAAGAATTTCCATTCTTCCAATACAATGAAGAAAAATGCTCTAGAGACGTTGGACTTATTGTAGAAGCTATTGCTGATGACATGGTGTTTGGATCAAACTATCGCACTGTGCTTGCTGGTAGAAGTTACCTCAGAGCGGTTGCAAGTAATGTTATTAACGGTCAATTGACTGAGACTGTATCAACTATAAACAAAGTAAGAGACTTGGTGTTGGGCATGGTTGACATGGGAACAGTCCAGTACAACAGAGTGTTGAATAACTTCAACTTGATAACTGACATAATGCAAAACGGTGAAAGTGTTATACCAAGTGTAACATTCCCAGAACCAGTTGGTGTTGTTGCAAACAGAAGTAAAGCTGCCGATATACTACAAGCAAACCGTCAATTCTTAATTGAAGAAGGCATTGCTTATATCAATAACAATCTAAACTTGATATCATCATACAACAGTACCACATGTGCAAGAGACGTTGGATTTATAATTGATGCACTGCGCTATGATATGATGTTTGGATCAAACGTTAGATCAATTACAGCAGGCAGAAGTTATTATCGCGCTGGCGCAAGTGAAGTTACAACATCACAAAAGAGAGCAACATTGTCTGCTCTTGAATATTTAAAATTTGTAATCATTGGTTTAGTTGCCGGCGACGCTGGTGCTGAAGCATCGGTTAGCGACAATATGGATACTATAATTGATATATTGGACAACGGATTGGGTGTTATTCCTGCAAAAGTTATTCCTGACCCAATTGGTTTTGATTACGGATACCAGACAGCTAGAGATGCAATAGAAGCAAACAGAGCATCAATAATATCAAGTACAACAGCACACATAAACGCTACGTTCCCAGCACTTGTTGGAAATTATGACGTTGCGAAATGTGAAAGAGATGTTGGATATGTGCTTGATGCAGTATACTATGATATGACTTATGGCGGAAACCTTGAATCACTTGTGGCTGGTAATGCATATTATTCAGGTGCTGTATTACAAGTGCCAGGTTATGAAAAAGCAGCGACACTTGATGCTTATACATACATCAAAACACTAATTGCTACAATTACTACAGGTAACGAACCAGCATCAACAACTGCACAAGGGTTGATACAAAACATAATAACTATAATTGATACACAAACGCAACCATCAACAGTGTTGCCAAGTACTGCTTGGGTAAGCTCTGCACTGACCACTAGAAATACTATATTGGTTAACAACAAAGAAGCAGTCAAGACAAGTGTTATCAATCATATAGATGGAACGTTTGTATACAATGTTGAAACATGCGAACGTGATGTTGGTATGATTATCGACGCAATTGGTTATGACATGATGTTTGGTGCAAACTTTAGATCAATTACCGCAGGTAGAAGTTATTACAGAAACGGTGCCGCTGCTGTTACTGCTACGCAAAAGATTGCATCACTGGGTGCATTTGCATATTTGAAGAATATATTGATAACCGCTGTAACTGGTAATGGTACAGCAGTGACTTCTGTTACTGACAATATGAATATAGTGTTGGAAATATTGCGTGACGGACTTACAGCAGTTCCTGGATATGTGATTCCTAACCCGTCTGTTTACGACACTGGATTTGAACACTCACGTGATTTGATAGAGTCTAACCGTGCATTTATCAAAGCTGAAGTAATTGCATACATAACCAAAGCATACCCGCATTTAACATACAACAGCACCACTTGCCAGAGAGATGTTGGATATATCCTGGATGCATTGTACTATGATATGACTTACGGTGGTAATCTTGAAACTATAATTGCAGCAAATGCATATTATTCAAACAGCATTTTCCAAATTGCATCAACTGAGAAATTAGCAACGCTGTCATCATACAACTATTTGAAAAAACTAGTTGGTGAAATTGCATTGAATACAACTGTCACTGCATTGCAAAACGTAGTAACACAGGTTACTGGAACGGCTGGGTCAACCGATGCTTCAGACTATGCACAAGCATTGATTGAAACTATACGCACAACTATAGACACCACAACCCCACAAACCTCAATAAGTCCAAATACAACTTGGGCCGATTCCGGTTTAGTTACATTGTATTATACTATTACAGGTGCAACATTAACCACTGCAAGTAGCGTAACTGATTACATAGCGGGCGGATACCTGTACAGTGAAGTAATATGCAGAAGAGATTTGGGATACATTGTTGATGCAATAACCTACGACATGCTTTACCAAGGAAACACTCAATCCGATGTTGCTGGTAGATCTTACTTCAACGCAGGTGTTATGCAAATAGCAGACGCAGACGTTCAAGCAAGTATTGATACATACGTTTATGTCAAATCTATTGCAAAAGACTGTGTCACTAATACGTCAGCACCAGTGTTGAATACCAACAGCGTTGTACAGAATACCAGCTTGCCAGCTGCAACTGCAACTGAGCAGGGTTATGTAGAAGATCTATTCACTATAATAACTAACTTGTTGGATTTCCGGTACAGTGCATTGATAACCCTAGAAGAAGAAATTCGTGAAGGTGTAATTGCAACAGGAATTCCAGTTACATTCCACCAACTAAGTCTTATTACATCAAGTAGTCACACATTTGAGTGGATTGGATCTGGTACTGATGTAAATATAGCATTGCCATATTTGGGCGGTACACCAAACGACCAAAAGGAAATAATAGAAGTAAATGGTGGTAGAGTTTACTTTACTGCAACTGATCAACGGGGAGACTTTAAGATTGGTACACAACTAAAAATAAATAGAGCAAAGGGTGTTATCGAGGGTCGCGTATTCAGAAAATCATTGTACTCAACACTAACACCGTATATACTTGCTATTGGAGAAGGATAAGAAATGGCCACAGTTACCCCACTAATACCGTTAAATGCGTTTAGAAGCGTAACGCAAAAACTAACAACTGCATCTACGTTGATATACACAGCGCCGAAAACAGTTTCATCAATTTTGCTATCAGCTACTTGTGCAAATTATTCAGGGAGTGTAGTTTCTGTAACATTGCTTATAGAAAAGCCTACACTACCAACTGCATCACAGTTTTACTTGGTGCCAGATATAGAAATTCCATCCAAGGATGTATTGTCTGGTATTGCTGGTAGACTTGTTCTAGAACAGAATGATAAGTTGTATGCGTTTGCAAGTGCGAA